AAGAATTTATTATATTCCCTACACCTGATAAAGCATATGAATTAGTTTATGAATACTATCGTAATCCTGTAGAGTTAGAATTACAAGATGATGTACCTACTGTACCACAAGAATTTAAACATGTGATTACTGAAGGTGCTATGTACTATGCTTATCAATTTAGAGGAGATAATCAATCTGCTCAATTGTCACAACAAAAGTTTGAACAGAGTATTAAGTATATGCGTAGTCTACATATAAATACGTATGACTATGTACGTTCTACAGTAAGGTACAGCAGCCCAAATACATTTGGTTTATTGAAAGTATAAACGTATGACTACAGCTTGGTCCACATTCCCTGTACAATTTACAGGTGGGTTGGTTACTAACATTAGCCCCTTGCAACAAGGTATTAACGCTGTAGGTTCTGCATTTATTTTGCAGAACTTTGAGCCTTCACTTGATGGTGGATACCGTAAAGTAGCAGGATACACTAAACTAGATGACGCACAGCTAACTGGTAGTGGTGTAACACAAGCCCTTGCTGTTGTTGAAAATGCAGATGAAGAAAGGTTTATTGCTGCACGTAGTGGTGTATATTATTTAATTAATACAACAGATAGTACCCCTGCTTGGACATCTAAAGTAACTGCTGCTGATATAACTTTTGCTAAAGCACGGCACGTAAGTTATAACTTTAACAATGCATTAAAGATTGTATTTGTTGACGGCATAAACTATCCTGTATATTATACTGACAGTACACAAGCTATGACGTATATTACCAATAGTGGCACAGGTAATACTGCGGTTGAGGGTGCAAGCACTGTAGAACTGTTTAAAAGTACGTTGTTTTTTGGTGTAGGTACTGAGCTTGTATTTACTGCGCCGTATGCAGACACAGACTTTGATCCTGCTAATGGCGCAGGTAGTATTGGTCTTAACTCTGAGATCACAGGTCTTAAAGTTTATCGTGACTCTTTAATAGTATTTTGTCGTGATAAGATTATGCGGTTAACTGGCAACAGCGCAGCTGACTTTACCCTTAGTTCAATTACCGAAGACCTTGGTTGTTTAAGTGCTGACACAATTCAAGAAGTTGGTTCTGATATTATGTTCCTTGGTCCAGATGGACTACGTACATTAAGCTCAACAGAACGCATTGGTGACTTTGGTATTGATGTAGCATCCAAGAACATACGTCCTACTGTAACTGAACTGCAAGGTTATGCACAAAACTTTTCAAGTACAGTTATTCGTGGTAAAGCACAGTATCGTATGTTTGGTTATGTAGGCGGTGAAAAGGTTGGTATTGCTAAAGGTGTGCTAGGTACTAAGTTTATTGACCAAGGTGGTACAGGCTTTCAGTGGGCTGAAACAAAAGGTTATAAAGTATACATTGCTGATTCACAGTATATTGGTGGTAATGAGTATGTAGTATTTTCTAATAATGACGGTTATATATATCGTATGGAAAGTGGTACATCACGTGATGGCGATAATGTTGTAGCTATCTATGAATCGCCCTTTATGCCTGTTACTGATCCACAGAAACGTAAAACATTTTATAAACTTGATCTGTACATTAAACCATTTGGTGCAATTAATATTGATTGTAACATTCGTTATAACCAAAACGATAGAGCTAAAATACAACCTGCTACATTTTCATTAGTCTCTGATGCAGGTGGTGGTGGTTTCTACGGTAATAATACAGCTATCTTTGGCTCAACATCATTTGGTGAACCTCGTACACAGTCTTTTAATAATAACATTATAGGTTCAGGTAATACAGTAGCACTAAGAATAGAAGATGATAGTTCTAATTCAGCATTTTTGTTAGATACAGCAATACTTGAATTTGCTGAAAACAATAGGAAGTAAGGAAAACTCATGGGTACAGGTTATGTAAGAGCAGACACAGCTAATAACATCGCTAATGGTAATGTTATTGATGCTGATGACCTAGACAATGAATTTAACGCTGTTGAATCAGCTTTCAATGCTAGTACGGGCCACACTCATGATGGTACTACATCTGAAGGTGCGCCTATTACAGTTATTGGACCCTCGCAAGATTTAGTTGCTACAGCCTCTGTACTGCGTCCTAAGACAACTAACACTGTTGACCTTGGTACATCTAGTCTAAAATATAAAGATGCCTATTTGGCGGGTGATCTTAACCTAGATGGTTCTATTACATCTTCAGGTGCAGTTAGTTTAGGCTCAACTGCTATTACAGGTACATTATCTGTATCAACTAACACAACACTAACTGGCACTCTTGCAGTTAATGGTAACACAACACTTGGTGATGCAGCTTCAGATACGGTGACAGTAAATGCAGATGTTGCATCTAGTCTTATTCCATCAGTAGATGATACGTATGACCTTGGTGCTGTTGGCAGTGAGTGGCGTAATGCATACATTGACGGTACTGCCAACATTGATACTGCTTCAATTGATACGGCTAATGTGGGTACTTTGGCTGTGTCTGGTAATGGCACAATTACAGGCAATCTTACAGTTAATGGAACACTCACAGGCTCAGGTTCTATTGTTGCCAACACTGCAGACACACTAACAACCGCACGTACTATTACAATTGCAGGTGTAACGTCAGGTGCTGCTAACTTTGATGGTTCATCTAACATTACTATTACTACAACTGGTGTTACTCTAGGTGGTACTGCTGTAACTGCAACAGGTGCAGAGCTAAACATTCTTGATGGTGCAACTTTATCAACTGCTGAATTAAACACACTAGATGGCATTACAGCAAGCACAACAGAGCTTAACTACGTAGACGGTGTAACGTCAAACATTCAAACACAGCTTGATGGTAAACTTACAAGCTTTTCACTAGAAACTTACACTGGTGATGTTGACATTGATGGTGAACTTATTGTATCATCCTACAATGAAACATATCAAGCTGTAACATCATCAAGTAATTCAACAACAATTAACTGTGAAGCAGGTAATGTTTTCAGCAATACATTGACAGAAAACACTACGTTTACTTTTAGCAATCCACCTGCAAGTGGTACAGCCTATGGGTTTTCATTAAAGATTGTACAAGATGCAAGTGCTAGTGGTTATACTGTAACATGGCCTAGCTCAGTAGATTGGCCTAGTGCAGACGCTCCTGTTGCTTTAGGTGCACCACGATTAACAAGTACAGCCTCTGCAGTAGATCAGTTTGTGTTCTACACACATGATGGCGGCACTACTTGGTATGGCTTTACAGCAGGGTTAAACTTAGGGTAATATAGAATGAGCAATATTAAAAAGCTAATGATGTCTGCCGCTGGCGGTGAAGCCCTGAACGTAGAAGATGTGTTCAGCACTTACTTATACTCAGGTACAGGCGATAGCACACAACAAACCATAGTAAACGGTATTGATCTTGCGGGTGAAGGTGGTTTAGTTTGGACTAAAAGTCGTACAAATACCTATAACCATACACTTGGAGATAGTGAAAGTGGGCTACAATACTATTTGTATACCAATACAACAGCGGGCCACACAGACCCACTTACAGGCTATTATAATACTTTTAACAGTGATGGTTACAGAATAGGTAATTCAGAATTTACGGCAAATGAGCTTAATGCCTCAGGTCAAAACTTTGTTAGTTGGACATTCCGCAAAGCCCCTAAGTTCTTTGATGTGGTGACTTATACTGGGGTAGACACCAGCGGAGCAGGAAGAACAATAGCCCACAACTTAGGTAGTGTTCCCGGCACTATTATTATTAAACGTACCGACTCTACTAGTAACTGGCCTGTTTATCACAGGTCTACTGGAAACACTGGTATGCTGCAATTAAATAAAACTAGTTCATTTTACCCCGCCTTAAACATCTGGAACAACACATCTCCAACAGATACCGAATTTACTATTAGTGACAATGGAAACGTAAACTCACACGGTGGAACCTACGTAGCCTACCTATTCGCCCACAACGATGGTGACGGTGAGTTCGGCCCTGATAGTGATGCTGATATTATCAAGTGTGGTAGTTACACTGGGAACAACAGCTATAAAAAGATTGATTTAGGATTTGAACCACAGTGGGTTTTAATAAAGGCGGCTTCAGGAACATATGCGGGAAGTGCTGGTTGGCGTTTAATAGATAATATGCGGAATGGGGCTAGAGTATATCCAAATGATGCCCCTGCTGAAACTGGCGATATAACAGATAATGATGCTACTACTTTTGAAGCAGATGGATTTTCATTTAATGACAATCAATCAGAGATAAACAGGTCAGCCCACACCTACATCTACATGGCCATTCGCCGTGGTACTAAAGTGCCTGAGAGTGCGACTGAGGTGTTTGATATAGACACACGCACAGGCAGTTTGCCTTCTTATGTTTCAACTTTTCCTGTAGACATGGCAATTAGGAAGCTGGCTAGCGTAGCTACTAATTGGAATATAGGTACTAGGGTAACAGGTACGGAAGAATTAGAACCAAATACCACAGTAGCGGCAGGTTCAGACAACGATTTTGCTTGGGACTACATGGAAGGCTACGGAGACGATGGTAATGCTGCCGAAAGCAACCTTTACTCTTGGATGTGGAAACGTGCGCCGGGATACTTTGATGTCGTTGCTTACAGCGGGAACGGAACAGCAGGGCGTACTGTAAGCCATAACCTTGGTGTTGCACCTGAGATGATGTGGGTGAAAGGAAGAAACGCAGTTACTAACTGGTATGTGTACCATAAAGACCTAACCAGTGATGTTGATAATTGGTTAAAGTTAAATGACCTTGATGCAGAGCAAACCGATACAGGCTTTTGGAACACTTCTCCTACATCTAGTGACTTTTATTTATGGAATGGCAGACCAAATAACAGTGGTGAAGACTACATAGCCTACCTCTTCGCAAGCCTCCCCGGTATATCTAAGGTGGGGAGTTACACGGGTAATGGCTCTAGTCAAACTATTGACTGTGGGTTTAGCAGTGGTGCTAGGTTTGTGTTGATTAAGGGGGTTTCTTTTGCCGATAATTGGTGGGTTTTTGATACAG